GAAAATGCTCCAAGACTTGCATCAAAAATGGGTGAACCAGTAGTTAAAAAACTGCGTAAAATTGGAAAAGATAATGGATATACTTTTTCAATATTTCAAACTAAATCTATACTTCATGGTTTAGGACAAGTAAGAGATCGTACTTTTTACTTTTTCTGGAAAGATGATAAAGTTCCTCTTTTTGATTATGTACTTAAAAAACCTAAAACCATTGAAGATGAAATACTTGAAGTAGAATGTAGAGATGATGATCCAATGAGTCAAATATTGACCAATGATAAAATACCTTCTGAGGAACCATATTATAAATATGTGCTAGAGGTATTAGAGGGTGGTATATCTCATAAAGAATTTCAAGCAAAAATAGAAAGAACAACTAATCCAATGGATTATATTGAAGAACATACTAATTATAAAGTAGTAGCAAAATGGATGCGTGAAAATGGATATGATAACGTTGCTACTAAATGTGATAGACAATACCATAAGCTAAAAGCTGGTGGTAATATAATGCGTAAAACAACAGAAATACCTAAAGATAAAATAGGAGCTTTTGTTGGACATATGCCAACTTGTTTAACTCATCCAAGAGAAGATAGATATTTAACTGTACGAGAAGCATTATCAATAATGAAACTTCCTAGTAATTTTCAGTTACTTAATCCTAAACGTTCTCTTAATCATATATGTCAAAATGTTCCTGTTACTACAGCTGAACATGCGGCAAAAATGGTAAAAAAATATCTAAATGGAAATTTAGATATGATTGATACTGATTTTATTATTCAAGATAATAGAAAAAAATCATTAAAATATGAAAAAAACAGTTTACAATTGACTGATTTTATGTTATAATATACTAATTAAAGGAGAAAATATGCTTAGTGTAAATGATATGTTTCCAGCATTCAGGCTTGAAGGAGTCAATGCTGAAAACCAAATATGTACAGTGACACAAGAACAATTAATGGGTTCTTGGTCAGTAATATATTTCTATCCAAAAGACTTCACCTTTATTTGTCCAACTGAAATTGCTCAAATGGATAAATTAATTGATGAAGCTATTGTGTTAGGAGTATCGGGTGATAACGAGTATTCAAAATTAAATTGGAAAAAATTTAATGATACTCTTACAAATATTAAACATACGCTTGGTGCAGATAGCGGTCTATATCTTGCAAGCGAATGTGGAATATTAAATGTTGATGAAGGCGTAGCAAATCGTGCAACTTTCATTGTAAATCCAGAAGGTGAAATACAACATGTATCAGTCACTGCAATGGATACTGGCAGAAGTGCTGATGAAATACTTAGAACATTACAGGCTCTTAAGGCAGGCGGTTTAACTGGCTGTGGTTGGGAACCGGGAGATCAATACGTTGCCTAGTATAGATTTAACTCCTAGAAAAAGAAACAAGAGGGATAAAAGACCACCAAAGCCTATGCCTTTTGATGTAGCCTTAAGAAAATTTAAAAAGGCTTGTGAAAGAGCTGGTATAGTTCAAGAAGTTAGACGTAGAGAATTCTATGAAAAGCCAACAGCAAAACGTAAAAGAAAAAAAGCTGAAGGAATTGCTCGTTGGAAAAAGAAAGAAAAATCAATGCAATTAAGACCTGATAGGAGGTATCGATAATGAGTATAATGGATAAACTTAAAAAAAATTCTAAGATAAAAGCTACAGCAGTTTTAGAAGATTCGGTATTCTTTCAAGAAAAAGATATAGTAACTACTTCAGTACCTATGATCAATGTTGCATTATCAGGAGATATTGAAGGTGGTATGACCAGTGGACTTACTGTTCTTGCTGGTCCATCAAAACATTTTAAAACTTCATTTGCTCTTCTTATGGCAAGTGCTTATTTAAAAGAGCATGAAGATGCAGTTTTACTTTTTTATGATTCTGAATTTGGTTCACCGCAATCTTATTTTGAATCTTTTGATATTGATGTATCAAGAGTATTGCATACTCCAATTACTGATGTTGAACAACTTAAATTTGATTTAGTTGGCCAACTAGAAAATATTGAACGTGGTGATAAAGTTTGTATTGTAATAGATTCTATTGGCAACTTAGCATCCAAAAAAGAATTAGAAGATGCTCTTAATGAGAAATCAGTTGCTGATATGTCAAGGGCTAAAGCATTAAAGGGATTGTTTAGAATGGTTACTCCTTATCTTACCATGAAGAACATCCCTTTACTTGCTGTCAATCATACTTATCAAGAAATTGGATTGTTTCCTAAAGCTGTAGTATCTGGTGGTACTGGTATTTATTACTCAGCAGATAACATTTGGATTATTGGAAGGAAGCAAGAAAAACAAGGAACAGAAATTAAAGGTTACCACTTTATAATTAATGTCGAAAAATCAAGGTTTGTCAGAGAAAAATCAAAAGTACCTATTTCAGTTACTTGGGAAGGTGGTATTGAAACTTATTCCGGTTTACTAGATGTTGCTTTAGCTGGTAACTATGTTGCTAAACCTTCTAATGGTTGGTATTGTAGAGTTGATAAAGAAACTGGAGAATTGCTAGATCCAAAAGTAAGAGCAGCTCAAACTTTAGAAAAAGAATTCTGGGATCCTATTTTTACTAGTACTGATTTTAAAAAGTTTGTTAAAGGACATTATCAAATTGGTCACAAACCATTACTAGATATTGAATTAGATATTGATCAAGATGAATGAAGTAATTACAACAGAGGATTATAAATTTATTGAGTCTAATGATGAAGATTGGTATGGAGTTGAATTACTTACAGGAAAATGGAAAGGCGTTAAATACATATATGGCAAAGTGTCTGTAAAAGAATCACCTGAAACAGGAATGGCAACACTTGGCTTTACTTGGAATCCCATAGATACTAATGGATTCGAAGATGACGACTTACTAAATGATATAAAATTTAAGAATTATCTTGGTGGTGTATTACAAAATATCATTGAGGATTCATTAGATAATGGAGCACAGATTGGAAATATCAAATCAAATTCAAACACATATATTGAACCATCTAATTAATGATGAGGAATATTGTCGTAGAGTAATACCTTTTTTAAAGAAAGAATATTTTGAAAACGAGCATAAGGTCGTATTTGATCTTATTGTTGCATTTGTAACACAACATAATAAAATCCCAAGTGGTAAAATTCTTGATCTTGAACTAAAAAAAGTAAGTGCACCAGATATTTTACTTACAAACAGTCAAGAATTAATAGATAACCTTAAAGAAAAATCTGATATAGATATCGAATACTTAATTGTAGAATCAGAAAAATGGTGTAAAGAGAGAGCTGTCTATAATGCGATTATGGAATCAATTCAAATTATTGATGGAAAAGATCAAGAGCGAGGAGATGGAGCTATTCCGGACATACTCAGTAATGCTCTTGGGGTGTCTTTTGATCCTAATATTGGACACGATTATATAGACAATTCGAATGATCGTTTCACATTTTATAATACCAAAGAAACAAGAATCCCCTGGGATCTAGATTACTTCAATAAAATTACGAAGGGTGGCTTACCGAATAAAACGTTAAATATAGCCATGGCTGGTACTGGTGTAGGTAAATCACTTTTCATGTGTCATACGGCTGCATCAAATCTTGAGCTTGGAAAAAATGTTTTGTACATTACTATGGAAATGGCAGAAGAAAGAATTGCCGAACGTATTGATGCTAACCTTATGGATTTACCAATTCAACAATTAGAAACGCTACCTAAAAATGTCTTTGATTCTAAAATTGAAAAGATTGCAAAAGGCGCAATAGGTAAACTTATTGTAAAAGAATATCCAACGGGCGCAGCTCATGTAGGCCATTTTAGAGCTTTACTTAATGAATTAAAGCTTAAAAAGAATTTTAAGCCCGATATTATCTATATTGATTATTTAAACATTTGTGCATCTTCAAGGGTTCGAGGACTAGGCGGGAGTATAAATACTTATTCGTATGTTAAATCTATTGCTGAAGAGTTAAGAGGTTTAGCTGTCGAATTTGATCTTCCGATCGTGAGTGCAACGCAAACTACACGGTCTGGTTATTCAAATACTGATGTCGGATTGGAAGATACTTCGGAATCGTTTGGTTTACCAGCAACTGCTGATCTGATGTTTGCACTTATCTCAACCGAGGAACTTGAAGAACTCGGGCAGTTACTCGTAAAGCAATTGAAGAATCGTTATAACGATCCAACTAAATACAAAAGATTTGTAATTGGTATTGATCGTGCAAGAATGAAACTTTACGATGTAGAAGAATCGGCTCAAACTGACATTATGTCAGATATGACCCCCGATAAACCAATAGCAACGTGGGGTGATAGAGAAACAAAAGACACGTTTGCTGACTTTAAAACGTAGGAGAATATATGGAAATGCTAAACAGAGTAAAAGACTGGTGTGTAGATAGAATCGGAGAACGAACATCATTAGATGGAGTTACTTTAATTGTAGTATGCAGTTCAGTTATTTTATTTGGAGGAATAGCTAAGCTTTTAGCTTGGGTAGGACTTGCATGGGGTGTATATACCTTAGTAAAATCTGAAAGTTAAGGAATAATTTGTTATGATGGATGTGAAACTTATATCATATTCACAACCAGCTGTAGACATTGATATTACAAATGATATGCTACAGCTGGTTGCTTATTGCGCTAGGGTATCAAACCCAACTAATCAAGCCAATGAAGAAACCTCAGAAAAATTAATTAAATATTTAATCAAGCACAAACATTGGTCGCCATTAGAAATGGTATCAGCTTGTTTAGAAATTAATTGTCCTAGAGATATTGCTCGCCAAATA